GTAGCAGCTAAGTCAAAAGAAAGACCAAAAGGCTACGAGCATATTCCAGAAATTGTAAATATGCCTCAAGCAATATTTGTAGGTGGAGTTGCGTCTGGTGGTTTAACTGTTTTTGGACAGATATTGGTTGGTGTTGCCTTAAGTGTTATTGCATATTTGTTAACACCTAAACCAGATACAAGTAGGGGATCAAATAGAAGAACGGCTGATATTGCTGGTACGAGAAGGTTTGCTCCTCAGTTTGGTTTTAATAGTGTTCAAGATTTAGCAAATTTAGGAGATATTATTCCTCTTGTTTTCGCTAATTTTAATGATGAAGATGGCTTTGGTGGAATAAGAGTTAATTCTCAACTTTTATGGTCACAAATAATTAGCTTGGGTCGTTATCAACAGTTAAAAATACTAGGAATGTTTTCTTTAGGTGAGTTATATGAGGTTCCAGAATTTAAAGGTTATGCCATTGGTGATTTATTGCTACATAATTATAATGAGGCAAAAGTAAATAATACGGTAAATGGCAATATTCCTTTTATTACAAAAGGTAGTGCAACTAATAAACAAAAATTTAAAATTAATAATCAAGAATGGTTTTCAGGAACACGAAATCCTACAACTCAAGCAATATTTGGTGTAAGTAATCCTGTTCCTAATGCTACTTATTTTAGATTGCCATATGAGCTGCTTCGTATATCACCAGAATTAGATGATGATACAGTTCCACCAGCAAGAAATACACTTGCTAAAAGAAGAAAAAATGTAGGTAAATGGCCTGCAAGAGCAGGGTTTATAAAAATTGAAAATACTGGGTCTGCCAATGCAGCTCAAGTAAGACTAGGCAATCAAGATATACCTAAAAATGCAAAAATCTTTTATCAAGTAATAGGTGGGCCAAACAATCCTAAAGGAGGAAGAGCGTATCAACTTGATTGGAAGGATAAAAGAGGAAATGACCCTGGCTATATGGAACATGGAGTAGAAGATGTTAATGCAATAAGTCAAACAATGAGAGAAAAAGCTGATGATGATATTTCTTTTGGTGAACAATATTTGCTTGGAACAGCTTTAGTTAGATGTACTTCTGCTTCTGGAACGCCTTGGGAGAATGGCACAAGTGATAGATCTTATGAGTTTACTGTTCTTGAAAAAGGTAGAATACAATGCACTCCAAATAATCATTTAGGAGATCATATTAATAATCCAAAGTGGTATAACAATACTGGTAAATATTTTGAACTTTATGGTAGATCTGATAAGTTTTATTATGAACAATACTATAATGATTTAAACGATCCAGCAATAACATATACGCTTCAAAAAGCTGCTATTGGAACGGTTTCTGACAATAGAGATTGTGATATTACAGAAATAGGAATTAAATCTAAAGTATTTAAACAGATAAATTTTGCAAATGTAAATAGTAAGCCAACAGAAAAAGCTTTAGATGATATTTATAAAGGCAAGTCTAGTTTAACACTAGGTACTGTTAATAAATATATTAAAAGATATAGTTTTTTCAAGCTTCAATTAAGACAATCAGGAACAGATGATTGGGAAGATGTTGTTCCTAAGCCTTCTCAAGTTTCAGGACATAGTGGTTTGTTCTGTATTAAAGGAAGCAGCCCTGAATTTCAATACAATTACATAAGGATTAAACATCCTAAAATTCAACATGAATATAGATTTATACCTTGGTCTGGAGCAGATGTTATTAAAACAGTTATTAGTAATAACAGTATAAAAGTTAATCTTTTAAATTCAAACAATGCTTTTTCTGATACAGATATAAAAACTTTTAGTTCTACAATTAATAATATTATTGTTAAATTTGCAGGAAATAGAGAATTAAATTTAACGAAAGAAGATTTAAGTAATGCAGAATGGAATTTAGGTAATTCAGATATAACTAATTCTAACGATCCTGCATACACTGGTTCTACATCAAGATTATCAACAGCAGGTATTATTAAAAATATAAATTCAACAGGAGAAAATAATCCTGTTGGTCAATACAGTAGCGATAGTAGTGCTCCTTTACTTAAATATACAGGAGAAAGTCAAACACAATGGACAAGATTTAATGCAGCTAATGGTACAAGTGTTTATAGAGAAGGAAACTCAGGATCTTATAGCAGCGTTACTTTTCAAGGGCCAAATGATACTTTAATTTTAAGAGCAGGGACATCATTACTATTTAATTTATATATACATCCTGATCACGCTCCAGATAATAGAGATCAAAAATCTGGCCCTGCATGGGGAAATGTTGTTGTTGGTGCGTATAACGAAGAAGATGTACCTGCTGTTTTTGGTGGAGGAAAAACTGTAACAGGAGTCGAATTTCACTATACACAACAAGAAAATGGCTTGGGTGGAAAAATGTATCCAATTATTGATCCAAGTATCCCTGGTTCAGGACAAGATTCTAGTGATCCAGGTTACGGACATCCTATTGTTACAGGTTATCCAAAGGGAAGACCAGATTTATATTATGTACGTCAACAAGAAACTTTAGAAGTTGAATCTGCTCAAGTAATATTAGATAATGGAACTGCTTATCCACGAGATGTTTTTCTTGAGGATGAAGACGGAAGCACTGGTACAGCTAAAGTAAGATTAAATCTTTGGCATAACAGAAGCACTGAACAAACTTATGCTGAATGGTCATATATTGTAGGCACTGGTTCTGGTTATACAAATAACGAAATAGTTGTTATTCCGAGAATAGATATTGATCCAAGTGATGATGACTCAGATGTTGTTCTTCCAGCTCAAAGATTTACAGTTACTGTAGAAGGTTTTGATCGTATCCCTGTTGAAGGTATAGAGTTAAATTCTTATGATGCTGCTGCTGATCATTGGTTATTTAATGGAGATCAATCAAGTCATTTAGATGGGCCAGAACATGAAATTGTTTACTGTAATGAAATAGTAGAAGATACAAGTTCTACATATAACGATTTAGCGTATGCAGCATTACAAATAGATAGTTCAAAAGAATGGACAAACTTTAGTCAGTTTTCTGCTTACATTAAAAAAGGAATTAAAGTTCATCGTTTAATAGAAAACTCAGACGGCCCAACACATTTATTTCCAGATATTGCGTATGCGTTATTAACTGATGAAACAATAGGAGCAGGATCAATTATTAATACAAATTCTGTAAATGATGCAGATATGAAACTTGCAGCACAATTTTGTAAAGCAAATAAATTATTTTGGGACGGAATGATCTCAAATAAAGTTAACTTAAGAGAATTTATATTTGAACAAGCTACTTATTGTTTATTAGATTTTACAATTATTGGAGGTAAGTTTAGTCTTAAACCTTCTGTTCCATATAAAGGCGGTAGTTATGAAATCGATCTAGATCAAGCTATTAAAATTAGTGCATTATTTACTGATGGAAATATTAATGACTTAAATGTTTCTTATCTTGCTCCAGAAGACAGGCAAACATTTCAAGCAAATATTTTATATAGACACGAAACAATAAATGGTTTTACAGAAACAAAATCAATTGTAGTTAAATTAGTTGGAAACAATCACAACAATGATCCTGTTGAAACTTTTGATTTAAGTGGTTTTTGTACAAGCGAACAACACGCTAAAACTTTTGGTAAATATGTTTTAAGTGTAAGAGAAAAAACAACACATTTAATTACGTTTAAAACAGCTCCTCATTATATAGAAGGATTAAAACCAGGGGATTATATAAGAGTATTTTCAACAACGCAGCATACAAGTAGATTTAATAATGGAGCTATTCTTGAAGGAGGTAAAGTTGTAAGCAAAGACACTATTACAGGTTCACATAATATTTATTATTGGAACTCAAACGAAGATGAAGTTCAATTTGCCACAAACGTAAATTTCAATAGTTCAAATGTGTTAGCTTCTTATGCTGGATCGTTGTTTACTATTCGAGAAGACGAAAAAACCAATCAATGTTATAAAGTTGAAAGTATTACATTTGGAGATGACGGTTTGATTGAACTATCAGGTTCTCATGTACCTTTAATTGATATTGGTAATGGAAAAGATGGCAAATTAGCTATATTAAATGGATGGAATAGTAACGGACGTTTCGCTTTCGCTTAAAAAACAATGGCAATAGAAAAACAATTTCCTACTATCAAACCAACTTCCAGAAGTTATTCTCCTGGCACGTATCCAAGTACAGATTTTGAATCGTTAGATGGTACAAAGACACATTTGCGTTACGGTAACAAACGAGTAAATGCCACATTGCAATTAGGTTTTTCTAATATTTCTGATGCTGATGCTGCTTTGATTTTAGATAATTATGAAGATGTAAATGGAGAGTGGAATTATGTGACTTTTAATCGTGGTTTTGCTACGTCAGGGATGGAACCTTCAGATCTTCGTAATTATTTTAAAGAAACGGGTGGATCAGGTTTAAAATGGCGTTATTCTGCGCCTCCAACTGTAACAAGTACCTTTAAAGGTTTGAGTAATGTGAGTTGTAGTTTTGTTGCTTGTTTGGATGCGCCTATATAATAAAAGTAATGTTTTTTAACTTAGAGCCGTGGCGAAGTATTTTAGTGGAAAAGACGGAGCTTTACGGGTAGGAGGTTCTGAAGTAGGTCAACTACAAAGTTGGAGTTTTTCTCAGTCTATGTCTATCCTTGAGATTACCGCAATGGGTGATACGGATAGAACAATAAAGCCTGGGGTCAGAAGTTATTCAGGTAGTGCAAGAGCTTATTACTATACCCCTACTGCAACTACTTCTCCTAACGTAAGTGCTTTATTAACAGCAGCTATAAAACCAGGTTCAACTGCTTCATCAGGAGGAGAATCGGACAAAGTTACTTTAGTACTTAGGCTAGAAGAAAGTTCTGGTCAAGCTACTAATGCACGAGATATTGAATTTAGTGTTTATATAACAAGTGTTTCTATGAGTAGTTCTGTAGGAGAAATTTCTTCTGTTGATTTTAGTTGGGAAGCTGACGGTGCTCCATCTACAGGTAGTACTCTTCTTTCAAATAGTTAATTGTGGCTGTTTATTTTGGACAAAGTGGTGAAGTAGAAATTCGTAGAGATACTCTATTATCTTCTCTTCAAACCAGATTAGATCCGCATGACGTAAACGCAGGATCAAAAAGATTTTCAGTTGATCGTTCTTCTGGTTCGTTAATTACTGGAGATCGTGTAGAAATTGCAACAGTTGATAAAAGTATTTTAGAACTTGTAAGTGGTCATAATCATCCAGATGGCAATTGGTATATTTATGTAGATAAAATGGGTGGAATTAGATTATTTGATACATTTTCTGCTGCTATAACAGGAAGACAATCAGATGCTTTAACACTTGTTACTCCTAGTTCTTCTAAAGAAGTAACACTTAAAACTGTTAATTCTAGATTTAGGCATTTAGCCAGAGTACAAGATTTTGAGATTACGACGAATAGAGATCAAATAGATTTAACACCTTTAGGTGCTCAATTTAAAGAACAATATGAAGCTGGATTAATTAGTGGTCAAGGAACTTTGTCTTGTCTGTGGGAGCATAGTTCAGATTTAGCTGATAACACGAGTGCTCAAGATCCAGAA